TAGGTAGATTGCAGACTGCATATGAAAATTTACCCAAGTGGATGCAACAGGGTATCATAGCATGGAACAGGGGTAGTTTAGAATTAGAGAATGGTTCTAAGATTCTTGCTGCTTCTACATCAGCATCTGCTGTTAGGGGTATGTCATTCAACATTCTGTTCTTGGATGAATTTGCGTTTGTTCCTAACCATATTGCTGACTCATTCTTCAGTTCAGTTTATCCTACTATTACCTCAGGTAAGAGCACTAAAGTTATCATAGTCTCTACACCTCATGGTATGAACCACTTCTATAGGTTGTGGCATGATGCAGAGAAAGGAAAGAATGAATATGTCCCTACAGATGTGCATTGGAGTGAAGTGCCTGGTAGGGATGAGAAGTGGAGAAAATCAACTATTGCCAATACATCAGAACAACAGTTCAAGGTTGAGTTTGAATGCGAATTCTTAGGATCTGTTGATACTCTCATATCTCCTAGTAAGTTAAGAGTATTAGTATATGATGAACCAAAAACTAGAAGTGCTGGATTGGATGTATATGAAGAATCTAAAAAAGGGCATGACTATGTGACAACTGTTGATGTGGCAAGAGGAGTGGGAGGAGATTACTCTGCTTTTGTTGTCATTGATATTACAGAATTCCCTCATAAAGTTGTAGCTAAGTATAGAAATAATGAAATAAAACCTATGCTATTTCCAAATTTAATTTGGGAAGTTTCAAAGAGTTATAATAATGCTTTTATATTATGTGAGGTAAATGATGTAGGAGATCAAGTTGCTGCTATTCTTAATTTTGATTTAGAGTATGAAAATTTATTGATGTGTTCTATGAGGGGTAGGGCAGGTCAAATTGTAGGGCAAGGATTCTCTGGTAAGAAGACACAACTAGGTGTCAAGATGTCTAAGACAGTGAAGAAAGTTGGTGCTCTTAACTTAAAGACTTTGATAGAGGAGGATAAACTTACATTTAAAGACTATGAGATATTAAGTGAATTAACTACCTTTATTCAAAAACATAATTCATTTGAGGCAGAGGAGGGATGTAATGATGACCTTGCTATGTGTCTTGTGATATATGCATGGTTAGTAGCACAAGATTACTTTAAGGAACTCACTGACCAAGATGTAAGAAAAAGATTATATGAAGAACAGAAGAATCAAATAGAACAAGACATGTCTCCATTTGGTTTTATTATGGATGGTTTAGATGATGATAGTTTTGTAGATGCAGAGGGTGATACTTGGAAATTAGATAATGGATCTTTAGAATTAGATAGATTAGCAGGAACACCAGGTAATTGGAATACAGATGAGTATGGTGATAGATCATACATGTGGGAATATAGATAGTTGGAATTAGATAAACAAATAAAATTAGGACATCTTTTACTTTCTGATAGAAAGTGCAGAGTATGTGGTGAAACTAAAAATTTAATAGATGGATTTTATTTGACACGTAAAGATAGAGGGACACTAGCATCTGCTTATTCATATGAATGTAAGATATGTACAATTAGAAGAATTGTAGATAGTAGGAAAAAAATAAAACCCCATACAGATTGGGATTATCCAGATTGGTGATGTTCATGGATTGTTTCCCCAATGAAAACATTCAAAACAATAAATATTTTCAGATAAACTGAGACGAGGCTAGACGACATGGCGACTCCACAATTATCTCCTGGAGTATTAGTAAGGGAGGTGGATCTGACTGTAGGGAGAGCAGAAAATGTATTAGATAATATTGGCGCCATTGCTGGTCCATTTGAAATAGGACCAATTGATGAAGCTACTGACATCACTACAGAGCAACAATTAATCAATACATTTGGAAAACCAATTTCTACTGATGCTCAGTATGAATATTGGATGAGTGCTGCTTCATTCCTATCGTATGGTGGAGTTCTTAAAGTTGTAAGAACTGATGATGATGACCTAGTTAATGCTAATGGTAGTAGAGGTCATCAAACACAAGTCACTGATCTTAAGATCAAAAACTATGATGACTATGTGGCAAACTATGCTGGTGTAGGTCAGACATTTGGTTATGCTGCTAAGACACCTGGTACTTGGGCAAATAATCTTAAAGTTTGTGTCATTGATAACTTTGCAGATCAACAACTAGGAATAGGAACCACTGCTGGTGTTGCTGTTGGTCAAGGTGTAACAGTTTCACTTACCAACCAAGTAGTTGCTGGTTCTGGTGACACATCAAACTTTACTGGATATTTAAAAGGTATTGTTACAGGTATTGGAGAAACCACTGTTGATGTTAAGATAACAAATAGGGTTACATCTGCTGGTGTATCTACTGATGTTACCTATGCTCAAGGCGATCAAGCAAGATCTTTCTTAGCAGGTAATGATATATCATTTATAAATTCATCTGCTGTAGGGGTTGCCACAATATCACTAGTTGGAGGTAACTATGCTAAAGACTGGTATGATCAGCAAACATTGGGTCTTACCAACTCTACTGTTTTTTGGAAATCTATTTCTCCTAGACCACTTACTACACAGTGGGCAGAAGATAGATCATCTAAGAATGATGGTATCCATGTGGTAGTTGTAGATGATCTTGGAGATGTAACAGGAATACAGGGTAATATTTTAGAGAAGAATTTAAATTTATCTAAGGCATCTGATGCAGTTTCTGCTGAAAATGCACCACAGAAGATATACTATAAAGATTTCATAGCAGATTTCTCAGAGTATGTTTATGCTGGTGATGATCCTTCAGATGGTTCAGATGGATTTGCAGCTGCATCAGGATTTAGTTCTGGATACACACCTATTACTACTGCCTCTGGTGGTTGGAATAGAAATGCACAGGGTATTACTTTCAATGTTATTGGAAATGACACCTATACATTAGTCTCTGGTAAAGATTATTCTGCTACTGGTGGATTCACAGCAACTCTTGGTAATCTAATTACATCTTACAACTTATTCAAGAATAAGGATGAGGTAGCAGTTGATTTCTTAATTGGTGGTCCTGGTCTAGCTGATAAGGCACAATCACAAGCAAAAGCTGGTAGATTAATCTCAATAGCTGGTGGAAGAAAAGATTGCATGGCAGTCATTTCTCCTCATAGAGCAGATGTTGTAGATGTAACTAATGCAGATACACAGACTGATAATATAATTAAATTCTACAGTTCTTTAGGATCTTCATCATATGCAGTATTTGATACTGGATACAAATATACATTTGATAGATTCAATAATAAATTTAGATTCATCCCAACCAACGCTGATGTTGCTGGATTGATGGTTAGAACTGCTGTTAATTCATTCCCTTGGTTCTCACCTGCTGGACAGCAGAGAGGAATCTTGAACAATGCAATTAAACTTGCATATAATCCAGATAAAGCACAAAGAGATCAACTTTATCCACTAAGAATTAACTCTATAGTTAATCAACCTGGTGTTGGCATCATGCTCTTTGGTGATAAGACTGCACTAGGATTTGCTTCTGCATTTGATAGAATCAATGTTAGAAGGTTATTCCTAACAATTGAACAATCACTACAGAAAGCAGCAGAAGCACAACTCTTTGAACTCAATGATCAGGTCACAAGAGCAAACTTTGTTAACATTGTTGAACCATTCCTAAGGGATGTGGAAGCAAAGAGGGGACTAAATGGTTTCCTAGTTATTTGTGATGAAACAAACAACACTCCTGATGTGATTGATAATAATGAATTTAGAGCAGACATCTTCTTGAAGCCTGCCAAATCAATCAACTATGTTACTCTTACATTTGTTGCCACCAGAACTGGTGTTAGCTTTGAAGAAGTAGCTGGTAGAGTTTAACTTATCATATCTAAATAACCAAAGGAGATTCTAAAAAATGGCAACAATCCCACAGAGAACTATTTCTCAATTTAAATCCAAACTGATTGGTGGTGGTACTCGCCCCAATCTGTTTGAGGTGCAAGTCAACTTTCCAGATGGAGTAGATCTGGGTATTCAGAATGATGGTGGTGGAGAATTTGATGGAGATAGGTTTAGATTTTTATGTAAAGCAGCACAACTTCCTGCTTCTAATGTAGGAAACCTTGAAGTTCCTTTCAGAGGACGTGTTCTTAAAGTTGCTGGAGACAGAACTTTTGATCCTTGGACTGTTACAGTTATTAATGACCAAGATTTTGGACATTATAGAGCATTCCAAGCATGGGCTCAGAATATTGCTCAGTATGGTGATTCATCAGGTTTGACTGATCCATCATCATATATGGGGAATGCAACAGTCTATCAACTTGGTAGAAATGCATCTAGTCAGCAAGGTTCTAATAGTCCTGCTACAGATAGCAACATTCTTGCTCAGTATAAGTTTGTGGATATTTTCCCAACTACAATTGCAGCAATTGATCTATCATATGATACAACTGATACAATAGAAGAGTTTACAGTTGACTTCCAAGTTCAATACTGGTATCCTGAAAGAGCAGGTGCTGGAGCCTAATAAATAAACATATAAGGTTAACTTTTAATAATGGCAAGGTTATTTGGATTTTCTATAGAGGATACGGAAAAGATACCACCTGGTGTGGTATCTCCCGTACCAGAGAATAATGCAGATGGTTCAGACCACTATCTAAGTAGTGGTTTTTTCGGTTCGTATGTAGATATTGAGGGAATTTATAGAACTGAATTTGATTTAATTAAAAGATATAGGGAGATGGCACTCCATCCAGAGTGTGATAGTGCTATTGAAGATATTATACAAGAAGCAATTGTTTCAGATACTAATGATTCTCCAGTAGAAATTGATCTAGATAATCTTAATGCATCTGATGGCATTAAGACTAAAATTAGAGAAGAATTTAAAGCAGTTAAAGACTTATTAGATTTTGATAAAAAAGCACATGAAATTTATAGGAATTGGTATATAGATGGTAGAATCCATTATCATAAAGTAATTGATTTAAAGAAACCAGAAGAAGGAATAGTAGAATTAAGATATATTGATGCGATGAAAATTCGCTATGTGAGACAGCAGAAGAAGCAAGAAAAGGATGTTAGGATGGCTAACATCAATAATGACAATCCTATGGAATATGAATTTCCTGAGATTGAAGAGTATTTCATTTACAGTCCTAAAGCAACTTGGCCTGCTCAAAGTCCATCTGCAATGACTGGTGGAAATAAAGGAATCAAGATGACTAGGGATTCTATTGCATATTGTACCAGTGGATTGGTAGATAGAAACAAGGGATCAACCTTATCTTACTTACATAAAGCAATCAAAGCAGTCAATCAACTTAGAATGATTGAGGATAGTTTGGTTATATACAGATTATCAAGAGCACCAGAAAGAAGAATTTTCTATATTGATGTAGGTAATCTTCCAAAAATTAAGGCAGAACAATACCTCAGAGACGTAATGATGAGGTATAGAAACAAGTTAGTATATAATGCTGACACTGGTGAGATTAGAGATGATAAGAAATATATGTCCATGCTGGAGGATTTCTGGCTACCACGTAGAGAAGGTGGTAGAGGAACTGAGATTACTACACTTCCAGGTGGACAAAACTTAGGTGAAATCACAGATATTAAGTATTTCCAAGAGAAACTTTTTAAAGCTTTGAATGTACCTGTTACTAGAATAGGTGGAGATGGTGGATTTAATTTAGGTAGATCATCAGAAATTCTAAGAGATGAAGTTAAATTTAGTAAGTTTGTTGGTAGATTAAGGAAGAGATTCTCTAATCTATTCAATGATATTCTTAAGACTCAATTACTTCTTAAGAATGTAATCACCCCAGAAGATTGGGATATCATGAGTGAGCATATTCAATATGACTTCCTCTATGATAACCATTTTGCAGAATTAAAAGATTCTGAATTACTTGCTGAAAGACTAACTATGGCAGCATCTGCTGAACCATATGTTGGTAGATACTTCTCACAAGATTATCTAAGACGTAAGATTCTTCGTCAGACTGATGAGGAAATTATTGAACAGGATAAGTTGATGAAGAAGGAAATTGAGGATGGAGTAATACCTGATCCAATGATGATGATGGACCCAACAATGATGGGTGCAGAAGGTGAAGCTTCAATGGGTGGTGAAATGGGACAAGTTCCTATGGAACCAGAAGTAACAGATACAACCAAAACTAAGGTACAAATGCCTAAAGGTGGGGAAATCTGATAAATAAACTGTAAGGATTTTAAAACAATGGATGAATTGCTCGATATGATTACCAAAGATGAGAGTCCCTCTGGTATCAGTGACGCTATTAAAGATGCTCTTTATGCTAAGTCTGCTGAGAAGATAGGTGCTCATAAGGATAGTGTAGCTGCTTCACTTTTTGGATCTCCTGAAGATGAAGAACAACTACAACAAGACGTAGAAGATGCTGCTGCTAGAATTGCTGGTACAGATCAAGAAGAACCAGAAGTAGAGTCTGAACCTGAGGGTGAAGAATAATTATAAATAAATAAAATGATTCTGTATAAAGAGAATGACGCTTAGGACAGTTGGAGCAGGAACTTCAATAACTACAGGTGCAGCATCTCAGCAGTCTATTCCAATATCTGGTAAATCTACTGCGATAAGAGTGGTTGCCACTGGACAAAACACACATGTCGCTATTGGAACTGAACCTACTGCAGCTGTAACTGATTTTGTAGTGCCAAAAGATAGTGCTGCTACTTTGGGATTTACTAATACATCTGCTAGGGTGGTTAGTTATACTAAAGGATCAACCACTATATTGGATTTTCCAGAAGGAACATCATCTCCATTTGGAGTGGGTGATTATGTAAGTTTAAGTTGTTCAACTCAAACTGATTTTGACTTTACTCATAAGAGAGTAAAGACTGTATATAATAAAGCTAGCACTGCAAATAGAGGATTAGGAGAAAACTTTTTTGGTCAAAGAATCATAGTTGAACACAATAGTGGTTCAGTTAGTGGTACTTTTAATGATCCAGATGCAACTTTGAGAGCATCTTTTAAAGTTGCTGCTAGGACTGATAGTGGATCTGGTAAATTATACATTCAGCAAGTTCAAATTTCAGGGGACGCATAACATGAAACTCATTAGGGAAGAAATCGAATCTGTTGAATTTATAGTTGAAAACAGAGGAGGTAAAAAACAACTTTACATTGAAGGAGTTTTTCTTCAAGGAAACATAAAGAACAGAAATGGTCGTATGTATCCTATGGAGACTCTTCGTAGAGAAGTTTCTCGTTATAA